GGCGGCGTGCGCCGGTTTAGATTTTGCTACGCTTCAGCCGTTCGAGGCGTTCCCGGTCTGCCCGGTCACGCTCAGCGAACTCGGCGGAGCGATCAACACAGGGGAGCCGGTCAGTGAAGTAACTAATCGCGCGCCGGATCTCGTCGTCGTCCATTTCGACATCCACGATCGACGCCATGAAATCATCCAACGAACGCATCGCCCCGGAGGTGTGCGGGTTGGCGCCCTTCCAAACGATCGACGTCTCCACCAGTGCAACTTCGCTGATCTCACGAACCGTCATATCATCGTTCCATGAATCGCGGGCCTTCGGCACCGTGAACCCGATCGACATCTCACGCATCTCGCCACGGGAGACCGCCGAGCGAACATCGAGCACCGATGGCCGTTCCCGGTCAAGCGACGCAACCACCCGCAGATCCGGATCGGCCGACAGATTAAGCGTGCCCGCCGAACGTGTCGCCAACGGAATCGACTGGTGCTGATGATTCACGAACAGCGCCACGTCGGCCTTTGAGTCCTTCAGCGTTTTGTTAAACGCCCCAGATCGGATCGTCTCAGTGAACCCGCCCCAACGATCACGGACCGGATAAGGCTTGTCGACAACGGACGCGACCCCCTCGAACGTGAACCCGTCGCCCTCCGAGTCATCGCGGAACTCGAAATCTGCGATCGTGTAGCTGCGGTAAATCGTGTCGGTAGAACCGACCCGCTCGGTGATGGTCATATCTTGTCTCCTTGGGACGGCTGGAAGTTACCGACGAGGTTCGCCCCGCCATCGTTGAGGATCTGCCTGGCCTCGTCGACGTTCAGAACAACGCCGACGCCGAGATAAATCCTTTGGATCATCCCGGCCAGGTCGAGCGCCGACATGGCCGGCGTCTCCTCCACATCGAGCGGCGGCAAGTCCTCAAGTTCACGGGCCTCGTTGGGCTTCATGAACTCGCTCCGGATGCCGATCTCGTAGGACTCGTACCGGGTTTTCAGGTCGCCACGTAGCAGCGCGTTAACGTTGAATTTCATGTAGCCGGGGGCCATCAGTAGCCCGTTAACGGCCGACTCAATACGTGTCATCCACGGCAAGAACGTGACCTGTACCCGGCGAGCGTTGCGTTGCTCAAGGTTGGCGTACGTCAACGAAGTGCCCGTCACCGGGATGCCAAGATCGGACGGATCAAGCAGGAACAACGCCCCCGCGATCTCCGCCGCCGTGTAACCCCTAGTCGCCAAAAACTGTGCGTCCTCATTGCTGACACCGGTCGGCTTCCAGATCGCCCCGTCATCAAGGATGCCGGGCAAACCCTTGCCGCCAGAACGGCGCCGGCGCTGCCATTGCTGCGCTATCTCCACCTTCGTTTGCGGCTGTGCGATCTTAGACATCTCGATAACGCCTGGCATGTTGCCGTCGGACTCGAAGAACTCCGACCCATATTTCAGAGTCGCTAACCCCAAACCAATAGTCTCGCGGGCAAACGCGATCGGGTTCATGCCAAGCTCAGAGCCCGGCAACATCAACCCCTTAATGTGAAGAATCTCGGCCCCGGCGCTACCGTTAATCAGGTACGACTTAGAACCGTTATGACGTTCAACGCTGACCGTCTGCGGGTCAAGCGGTATCAACTCAACAATCACAGATGTCGATTCCGAACGGTTCACCTTGACATATGCGTTCCCGTGTAGCAACAACGACGACAAAACCTGCCCACACCAAGAAGCGAAATCAAGATCGACAGTAGGCTCAGTCAACCACGTCGGCGGCTTAACCGGGATGCTCTCATCGCCGGAGCGGCGGAACACGTCAACCGGCAGCGTCGAGATCGAATCAGAGATCAGCCGCACACAGCCAAGCACGGTCGTCAACTGCAACGCCGACCCAGCCCCGCCAGTGTCGCCGTAGCCAGGATCTCCAGGCCAACTGCCCCACGGGTTAGCGGTCGAAGTGTGCCCCCAAACAGACGCCGATGTCAGCGCCCGAGTTTGCTGATTAAACAATCGTCCGAGCATTAGCCCTCACCATCAACGAAGTCGGGCACCTGGGCGGCTACGACGAGCACCAGCCCGAGACCACCAGCGGCAACCATCCCGGCGCCAACCGTAAACCATAGAGCCAAACCAACAGCGATCAGCAACACACACACCACCTCAAGAATCAGAAACACGTTCAAGCCCCCTAAAGATAATCTTCGAGCGAACTAAACGAGCCCGCGAACACTTCAGTCGGTGCCGCCGCGACGCGGACCAGTGCGGCGGTGGCCGCAACAAACGGCGAAATATTGGCAGTCGACGAACGCCGAGACCACGTCTCTACGTCGCCCACCTTGCGAACAGCCAGCCCGCCGACGGCGTTCACCATCTCGGGAATGCCCCGATGTCGCAAGCTGCCCTCAGTAACTTTCGACATCATCAACCCGCACGCCTGGGCGTACTCAGCCGGCGTCAACAGATCGAGCGGAACCCCCGCAGCCAGTAGCTCACTCGACCACGCCAGCGCTGGCGAGTTCGGCGCAATAATCAGCGGCGTCTTGTGACCCTCGGCTAGTCGCTTAGCGGTCTCGACCAGGTGCCCCATCTCATGCGGCGGCACCGTTAACCTGACACTGACATGATACAAATTGTCATCCCGCTTGCCAGCGATCGCGAACGACGCCGAAGCCCGGTCTGGCGGGCAGTCAAGCGCCAGCCGTAGCGTTTCATCCGTCGGCAAACTGTCACCGTCAGTCAACTGCCCCCACCGCTCAAGCGGAACAGCACCGGGGTTCGCGCCCAATTCCAAATCCCAGACACACAAAATCTCGCGGGCAAACTTCCCCGGCCCGAGCTGCCTAAACAGCGACTCCATCCTTGCGCGACTTGTTCGCCCATTGGCATAACCCGGATGGGTGCGTAACACTTCCTCGGCCAACATGTCGTCCGGCACCGTCATCGAAATGTTGCCATCGACCACAGACACGACTTGAGCCGTGTTCTCCGTGTAGGCCATAGCCGAGCCATCGCCCAAGATCGCCCGACGCCGCATCGCCCACGCGATAGCCGAGAAGTCCAACCCGCCAGACCCGGAATACCAGGACTGAGGATTCCGAGAAATCAACGTAGTCGGCAACGACGCCGCCAAGTGCTCAGGCTTAAGATGCTGCGCCTCGTCGTAAAAGATCACCTCAGCCTCAGCGAAGCCGCGACCCGCCCCCGTGGTCCTCGACCGGTACATGATGCGAGCATGGTTTCGTTTGGCCGTGAACTCGATCGCGTTCTCGCCGTTGCCGTAACGGATGTGGGCAACAGTGCGCCGCAAATCATCGAACGACTCATAGATGGCGACCAGGCGAAGAAAATCCTCCTTCGCAGTCGGCCACTCGTGCGCGGTGTGAATCATCAACCGCTCACCGAACAGATCGACACCGACACCCTGACGAACCTTGATCGTGTCGTTCTTGCCCGCCTGACGCCCCTTAAAATCTCCAACCTCGGACGCAGCCCACACCCCCGGAGACGACTCACCGAGCGCCGCCATCAGCGTCGCCCGCTGGTCAGCGTCGAGCGTCAACCCGTAACAATCACCCCACTCAATCGCTTCTTCCGCTGCGGCGAGGCTGACTACGTTTGCTGGCAGATGCAGAATCGTCGGCACCGCTATAGCGGGCCTCTCGTCGAGCGCGGAGATCATCAGACCTGGACTCCTTAACAGTTGCGTCCAACGACTCCAGATCAGCCAACGCCGCCCGATACTGCGCGGCCAACTGAGCATGAATCGCAGACGTCGTCGTATCGAGTTGCTCAGCGAGCGTATCCCGCAACACCTCAAGCGCTCGTTTCCGGTCTCCCGACTGGGCAGCTTCCAAGTTCACGACGACCCCCGAACGAATGTTTATGCAACCCCCTGTGGATAACCCTGTGGATTATTCACCCCACAACCCTGTGGACAACTGACCCCCCTGTGCACAACTATGGGGATAAGTGGCTTGCGGGGGCTATGAGTTATCCACAGGCTGTTAATAACTCGCATAACCCCTGGTCAGAGCGTTAAGGTTATCCACAGGGGGTCGTGGTTTGCTGTGGGTAACTTTGGGGGTTATCCACAGGGCCAGCCGTGTTATGCGTGTGTTGTGCATGGTCATGCAGTCATGGCCAGCGGTAACCGCTGGGTCCGTCGACCGATGCCGTTTGCTCTTGTGCCCAAGCTACCCACCATGCGTCAGCGGCGGCGTGTTGGCCCGCGATGTCTCGGCCGTCGGTGCCGGAGCGGTTGCGTGCGTCGATGCGCTGGTGACACGTTGCGGCGTCGGTCAGCAGAATGATCGTCGTGGCCGGGTGACAGAGCTTTTCGATATGCTGGCGGTCGCTAAGCTTGGGTGCTCCTCGGATTACGGCCAGGTTCGGTGAGGTCATCCGCCCGGCGTTGTAGGCGGAGCGTCCGTACCGTCTCATCCGTTCGCGTGGTGTGCCGGCGGGCATGTCGTCGATGTCTAGTGTTCGTCCGTGGATCTTGATCCCGAGTGTTGTTTTGCCTGATCCGGGTGGCCCACAGATCAGGGTGATCGGTCGCCGTTCCCATTCGGCGTGTTCGATCGTGGATCGCGGGTCGTCAGTCATGGCCAGTGGTAGCCCGTCGACCGGCGGGCGTTGCCGAGTGTAGCCCCGGCTGATCTATTGCCATGTCTATGTTCGGGGCGGTAGCCGCCGGAGCTGTCGCCGTCGATGACGTGCCCCGCTTCCCATTCGCCTTCGTCGCCCCAACGGGCAACCCCCTCGGCTCGGGTCATCCCGCAGCGTTCGCAGCGGTGCTCGGGGTGACTGTTGGCCCACGCTCTAACGCGCTTAGATAGTCGATGGTGGGTACCTTTGTGATGTTCTGGTTTGGGGTTGTTTCCCATCGGTGCGTCCTGGCGTGCCGTGCTTCACGGGCTGCTATGGGTGCGTTAGGTGTCGCGGTTTGCGACTCGTTGTGCATAGTCCTCAACGGCGATGTCGGGGTGATGCAGTCCCGGAGCGTGGGCACGTCGGACGCGGAACGGGTGACGTGCAAGACGCCACCCAACACATTCATAGCATATTGTTGGTGACAATGCAAGCCCCTTGAGTTACGGCGTCGCGGGCTGGTGATCCCGAGACGTGTCTATTCCATCGCGGATGCGTGCGCGGTACCACGTCATGTAGTGCTGCCCGCACAGCCCGGCTTTGGTTCCCGATAGCGAGCAGAGCGGGTCGCCCCATTCGGCGACGGCGTGTCGGCCGACCTGATTGTCGCAGCAAATGTCGAGGGTGGTTTTGCGGAGCGCTGCGCTCTCTGCCTTGCTAAGACCTGTTTTGCGGGCAGTCGCCAGAATGATGCCGAGAGCTGTGAGGTGGGCGCAGAACCCGCGGTAGCCCATTAGTGATGCGGTGACCTGGTCCCGTACGTCTTCTCCTATGGCTGTGAGGCGGTGTGCGGCGGCGGCGTCGCGTTCTACGGTGGTTAGTTCGCTTGTTCCTCTGATTTCGTTGCCTGATCGTTGTGGCCAGCCTAGGACTGACATTTCGGCGGCGATGTGGTGTTGCGCTTCGTTGTGTTGGTCTGCGAGTTGTCTGACTAGTTTGGCCTCTCGTGTGAGGCGGTGTGCTAGGTCGTCGAGCTTGATTGTGTCGTTGTGTCGTTTCATGCGGTGCCTTTCGGTGATAGTCAGAACAGGTCATCAATTGTGTATTCATCATCGGTTAGATCATCGCCAGATGCGGTCTGGACGTTGGGGGTGTCTTTCTCTACACACCCCCCACCGGTCCTCTTGACAGTGGGACCTGTCCTTACCTGTCCTTTTGACCTGTCCTCCCTGGTAGATGGGCTATTTTGCGACCTGTCCTCCGGACCTGTCCTGGAGGTGTTTTTGACCTGTCCTTTTACCTGTCCTTTTGCTTTTAGGTCCAATGAGACGACCCGGGGGTGCAGCCTGCGATATCGGAGCACGCTGGCTAGTAGCTCGGTCCCGGCCTTCCCGCCGGCGTCGTTTAGCGCCTGTTTCGCCTTGCCACGGCCCCAGTCAATCGGTACCCCGATTTCGTCGAGCAGGGCGGCCAGATCCTCCGTTCCTACCGCCCATTTCGTATTCGTGCGCCGGTAGGTGATTGGCTCGTTCCCGTCGAGCCCTCCGATCGATAGTAGCAACTCGGGCGGGTAGGCCGAGGTGCGGCGGTGCGTCGTGGTCAGCTTGACGCCGTTATCTGTCCGTTTGAGGTTGATAACGGCGTCGGGTTTGTCGAGCTTGACCGATGACCCACGAGGCCCTAGCGTCGCGTCTTTGCCGTGGTTGTCGCCCGTTATCACGGCGACCCCTTTGCGCTTCAGCGGGAATATCGCGTGGTCGTAGAACGCCCTCCACGTCATGTCGTCCTTCTCGGCGCCGTCGACGGTCCCGTTGATGCCGTCGATGACTACTACCTTCGCCCCTAGCTTCTCGACGGCGAGTTGTAGCGCGTTCCCGCCGGGGATGGTGTCTAGCCGTGGTGGTAGGTCGCTTGCGTACCAGTTGGTCAGCTTCAGCGGGTCGGGGTGCCCTAGTTCGTGTATTCGTTCCTCTAGGTCGAGCCGCCCCATCTCGGCATCAATGTAGAGCACGGTTACAGGTTCTATTTCGTTGCCGTCGAACGGGTCGCGCCCCTGACTGATTTCGATGGTGACGAACATCTCTAGGGTAGTCTTGCCGGCCTTAGCGCCAGCGGCTAGCGCCGTCCACCTGCCAGGCATTAGCAGACCGGGGGTGATTTCGTCGCCGTGGTCGTGGATGGTGGCCCAGTCGATTAGCTCGATGGGGTGGTAGTCTTCTGGTTTGTCGGGGTCGGCGGCTGGTGGCGTGTTTGTGTCTCCGAGCGTCCGGGCGGCTTGTGAGCGGTCTCCGTCGTGGTCGTTGGCTGCGACGAAGTCGAATGGTGTCAGGCTGTAACCGGAGCCGTCGACGGTTCGGTGTCCGACGTGCGGCCATGAGTCTGGCAGTGAGGTTGTGAACACGACGAAGGGGCCGCCGG